TGAACGGTCAGAACTACGGCCTGATATTTGACGGTGATATTCGCTTCACCGTCACCGGGAAGGACAACATCACCGATTCCTGGGTGCTGATTCAGGCCATCAGTAACCACGAAGCGTTCCTCTACGCGACTACCATCACCACGCTTGCCGCTGGTTATACCGTTGCGGACCTGCACCGGGCGACTATGCAGGATTTCAACGCGTTCGGCGTGACGCAGGGCATTACCGGTGACTTTCCTGATACCGTGTTTCCTCGTGGCCGCGCGATTTACTCATCCACCCGCAACGTGATGGATAATATTGCTGCGCAGTGTAAAGCAACATGGCAACTGGTGGATGGTCAGGTCCAGATGGTGCCTGAAGATAAATATATTCACGAAGCCATTGTGTTGAATGCCGATACTGGCCTGATCGGTATGCCGCAACAAACGATGGGCGGCGGCGTAAACGTGCGGTGCCTGATAAACCCAAACATCCGTATTAATGGTCTTATCCAGCTCGATCAGGCTTCGGTGTACCGAACGCAGTTAAACAATGAAGATCTTCGTGCGGTCAAATACGACGAGAATGGAAATATCATACCCTCACCAAAGCTGCAAGAGAGCGACATGAATGGTAATCTCGTCGTTAACGGCACTGTCAGTCAACCAGCCAGCATTGCGACGGATGGCGTTTATATCGTCAAAGCTATCGACTATACTGGCGACACCAGAGGTCAGGCGTGGTACATGGATTTGATGTGCTTCGCGCGTGGCAGCCGCGATTTGCAGAGTAACGCATCACTTAACCGGACGTTTTAAAAAATGAAAAAACTCATCCTGATGATTGCTTGCAGCTCTTTTGTCTTGGCGGGCGTGGCTCATGCTGATTCCCAGTGTGGGCCTTTCCACTTGGGCACGAGCCCGACAAATGATGGATGGGCACGCATTAACGGTGCGAAGCCTGAAAGTCAGAAGGTAACGTTCCTTAAGCAAAAAGAAGACTACGAGAACATTAAGATGGAATGGCGCATGGCTACTGACCAGCCTGGCCGGTGGGTAGGGCTCGAATACATCAAGCGTAACGGCAAAGCCATTCTCAACGCTCAGTGGCTGCAAGCAAACATGAACGCTCCACGTCAGTATGCTACTTACGACTGTATAAAAGTTAACTGATTACTACATCGAGGAAAAAATGATTCGAATTTTACTTATGCTAGGGATGGTGCTTACATCTTTCATTTCGAATGCAGAAGTTAAGATAAGTTATGATCAATTGACGGGTAGCCAGTCAGTTAAGGGACTGAGCGACGCCAATCTTGAGGGATGTGAACTTCATGAAGGTTTGGCAGTGGCAAAAGGAACACAGTATTCTGACAGTGGAGCCACTATAAAATTAATAAGATTCCAGGGTGTTGGTAGTAAAGTTTTTGTCATTCCTACTGGCTTTGAAGAATTATCAAAAAATGATAACGATATAGTTAATAGCATGATTAATATTGGTGAGCCTTATTTTATTAGGTTTACAGCTTGTGGTAGTGGTGGTTTTTTAAAATTAGTTGACCTTTATAAGATAGGTTGAAATATACATGTTTTAGATAAGCCGCATACAGCGGCTTTTTTTATGGGGTTTTTATGCCAATTCCAACTCAATCACAGATCGGCGGCGAGCAGCAGACCGCGCAGGCCATAGCCGATTCGGTGTCTACCCAGATGCGCGTAGCGATGCCCGGCATCATTCAGTCGTTCGATCCTGAGACTGTTACCTGCACAGTAGAGGTGGCGCTACGCGGTATTGT